CGCGGCCGTCGTTCTTCACGATTCGGCGGATGAGCCGCTTCATGTCCTCATCGGATCCGGTCACGTCGATGACCATGCGCTGGTCCTGGCGGACCGCAGCACGCGCGACACCCGAGGGGTTCACGTCCATGGCCATACCGGGCAGGTCCGACGTCAGGCCCTGAAGCTGGCGCCTCAACAGGGTCGCCTGGGCCGCAATGCCACGCTGAAATCCAGAGATGACCATGCGGCCTGCCGGCGTCAGGATCTTGCGGTCGACCGGGGCAGGCCCCTTCCAGGACGTCAGCTTCGACGTCAGGCCCTGGAGGGTGTCCTTCACGCTGCCAAGCTTCGACTTGATACCGTTGATGAAGCCGCTGATCAGCGAGGAACCAGCGTTGAAGAGGGCAGATCCCATGCCAGACACGGCGGACCTGGCCCGGCCAGGCAGGCTCTTCACCCAGTTAACGGCCTTGTCGACGCCGGCCCGCGTTGCTGCGGACAGGCGCGAGCCTGCGGCAGAGGCAGCGGAGCCGAGTTTGCCGGCCAGTGGGCTGATTGCCTGCCAGACGCGGCCTGGGAGCTTCGTGAACAGCGCCACGACGTAGTTCCATGCGCCCGATACGGCCTTTTTGGCCAGCTCCATAGCCTTCGAGAAGTCGCCTCGAAGCAGTGCAGCTACGGCCTGAATGGCAGGAACCACTACCGTGTTAATCAGGAGGGCCAGTCCCTGACCCAGGATCGTGGCCAGCTTGCCGATCATGGAGATGATCGGGATCAGGATCGGGATCAGGGCGTTTACGACCTCGCCCAGGGCACCGAAAAGAGGTACCAGGGCCTTCAGGATGGGGGTCAGCGCGGGCAGAAGTGCCACGATCAGCTGGGCAAAGACCGGCAGGAGCGGCAGGCAGGCCTGAAGCAGGGCCAGAATCGCGTCCACCAGGGCGTCCAGGACGGGGCCCAGGGCGACTATGACCGGCTTCAGGGCGTCGCCCAGCTGGGTGATCACTGGCTGGAGTCCGACCAGCAGTTTCGTCAGAATCGGGCCGGCGACCTTCAGAATCAGCCCCATCAATTCGCCCAAAGTGGGCAGAAGGGTGCCGATTACGCCGAAAAGGCCATCGAAGACGCCAGCGGCGCCACCCATCCCGGAGGACAGGCCCTTCAGGAAACCGCCCAGGGCGTCACCTATGGTGCCCAGGCCTTCACCCAGGGCCTCTACGAGCGGCTGGGCGTCCTTCATGACCGGCAGGAAGCCGGAAATCAGGCCCTTGACCAGCTCACCTACGCCAGCCACCAGCGGTTGGATCATCGGGGCCGCAGCCTCGAACAGCTTGCCGATGTCAGGCGCGATCTGGTCGAAGGTCTGCCGCATCTGGTCTGCCGCCTTGACCAGCGGCTGGACCAGCGGCTTCGCCAGGTCCTTCATGGTCGAAGAAACGTGGTCCTTCAGACCGGAAAAGGCATCCTTGACCTCCTGGGCCTCCGCGGCAGCCTTGATTCCCAGGCCCAGAACAGCGAGGGGAACAGCGGCCAGGACGCCTGTTGCGCCGATCGCGCCCAGGGACATGACGCCCAGGGCCTTCGTCAGGCCCCCAACCGCCTTGACGCCAACCTGGCCGCCTGCCCGGATGCCGTTGGCCATGCCGGTAGCGGCCGTCTGGCCGACGCTGCGCATGACCTGGCCGACACCACCCAGTGCGTCACGCATGCGCTGGGCATTCGTCATCGTGGCGTGCGCCGACGACAGGACACGACCGTCCAGGCTCCGCCAGTTGCCTTCAGCGTCCTGGGTCATGCCGGCAGTCGTGGCACCGATGGACCTGAGAGCAGTCACAGCGCGAGTGGCGCCGGTCCGGACCCGGTCAGAGTCGATGCCCAGCGCGACCGTCAGGGAAGCGAGGGTAGACACACGGGGTCACCCCCCTTCCTGAGTGGGATCACGCGATACGACGGACCCGCCCAGAGCGGCATTCGCCTTCAGAACGTCCTGCCAGATTTCCTTCGCGGACTTGCGGCGCTTGAACCAGACAGGGATGAAGTCGCTGGGTTTGACCTTGCGCTTCGGGCCCTGGCTGTTGGCGACCGTTGCGGCAACGATGCCTGCCGCTATGTCGGTGCGAAGTCGGGAGTCCAGCGGGCCCGTGACTTTCTCGTAAGCCATCCACTCCGTGAGTTCACGAGAGGACGTGCGCGCGAGTAGCTCACGGACAGGCATTCCCAGGTGACTGGCCAGACGGAAGTAGAACTGCCGCTCTGGGCGGGAAGTCAGTTTCCCGTCAGTTCCTTGACGTCGTCCTCCGTGAGGCCGGACAGGCGAGAGGCCGCCTCGACCACGCGGGTCAGGGCCTGGGCGGACTTCTCTCCCAGACGCTTCGTCTCAGCCGGCGACCGGAACAGCTTCTTACCGTCAGCGTCCACCAGGCAGGCCGCAGCCAGGCGTGCCCGGTACATGTCCAGGGCCTTTTCCTTCGCGGCCGGTCCGGTCATGGAGTCGTTCAGCATGGACGCCTCGAAGCGGTCGCGCTCCGTGCCCGACATGCCGCGGACCAGGACGGTACCGCCCCACTCCGGGACCTCTACGTCCTCGCGGCCCAGGTCGTCAGCGTTCAGGATGTCGTCAGCGGACAGGTAACCCATGTCAGACCCCCTCGGTGATGACCGGCTTGCCAGAGACCTTGAACGTCATCTCGGCGGCCAGCTTGTCGTCTACGGGCGCCTCCTGGGAGAAGCCAGTCAGGATGAGCTTCAGCGCCCACTCGCCCAGGCCCTCCGGGAAGGTCAGCTTGTAGTCCCGCGGAACGGCGTCCTCGAAGTCGGCCACCAGGTCGTCGTGCTTCCGAGGGTCGTAGTTGACCTCGATCGAGACCTCGCCCCCGTCCTTCAGGCCGCCGATGAACTCGCGCCAGCCGTCCAGGCTGTCGTGCGCAGTCACGTCGTAGGTCTCGCGCTCGATCTCCGGACCGGACACGTTGGTCACGTTGCCGATAGCGGTGAAAGCAGGGGTCGGGGTAGCCATGTCGGAGCGCTTCAGCGCGATACCGAAGGCGTCAAGTCCAGCCATGTGGCGGTCCTTACGTGAGTCGGGTGAGTCGGACCCGATACGTGGCGTTGATGTGCCGGACGTCGGGGTCAGGGTCCTTGATGGACTGGTGCTGCGTGTGCTTGATCGAGACGTCTGTGAAGCCGGCGACCGTCAGGGGGACCCGGTCCAGGGCCGCGTCCAGGGCCGCGAAGATGTCAGCGGCCTGGCCGTTCCCCAGGGCCTTCGACCAGACGTGCAGAGTCACCAGGACGTCCAGGCCCTGGCGGTCGTGCGCGTCGTCGGGGTACTCCAGGATCGAGCCGAAGGAGACGTAGGGGTACGGGGCAGGCTCCGGGACTTCGTCGAAGATGCCGGACACCAGGGCCATGAGCGCGGGACTGCCGGTCAGCTTCTGGTAGACAGCCGTCTGGACCGGGCGAAGGGCAGTAGCCACGTCACCACCTGCCCAGACGACGTCTGCTGGCCCTGCGCATGGCGCGTTCGCCGGTCCTGCGGTGGATCTGCGCAGCGGGGCCCATGAAGGGCTGTGCCTCCATCTTCGAAGTCCCCTTTTCCACGTAGTACGCGTACTCGCGGGTCTTGCCAGGCTTGATCTCGACCCAGGCCTTACCGCTGGCTTCGTTGATGCGGGCCTGGATCGAGTCGCGCAGGTCGCTCTTACGGACCGGCGCCAGGTCCTTCGCTGTCTTCTCCAGATCAGCGGCCCACTCGTGCAGGGCATCGGTCCTGGCCTGGTTCATACGGGCGGGTATCTCTCGAAGGCGCGCGACAGCCCTACGGAGGCCGCGAACAGCTCCGTTCACGTGACCTCCTAGGGTCGGGCCTGGCGTGCCTCGCAGTTGGCGCGCAGGTAGGTGCCTGGCTTCGAGGGTTCGAAGGTCGCCAGGACCTCGAACACGCGGTCAGAGGTCCGTAGTTCGTCGCCTCGCTGCACGTCTGCGTCGTCCCTCAGGAAGACGATGTGTGTCAGGCGGGACTCAGCGCGGTCAGCGACCACACGCTCCGCGGCAGACGGCTGGGAGAAGCGGGCGCGGACCGTGCTGGCCAGTGCCCAGGCCTCCGTCCAGCCGCCCATACCGTCGGAC